TTAATATGTATCATGAAGCCAAAGGCATCCAGCCAGCGGCTTCCGGATTATCCCCTCAATGTGTGATGTGCGACCGCCCGGTGTCACAGCCAGCGGTCGATTGGTCCACACCTGGGCTGGTACATAATACGTCGTCTCTAATTGCCCTGGTTAGCCTCCAGGGCAGTAACGGCATATACCACCAGTGGTAGGTGGCGGGTTTTCACCCTGGTCTCCGGTTCGATTCCGGATGTGTCGATTGTGATCCTCCTTTTCATATACTCCTGCCAGGTGTTACAGCTTGGTGGGGGATTTGGCATTTTTTTCTCCTTTCAAGTCCCTGGCATTTGCTGGGGCTTTTTATTATGCTTAGTTATCAACATATTGTGGATTGATTGTGGATAAACACAAAATATAGACTGGAGGTGAGCCTGATGGCATTGACACCAAAACAAAAATTATTTGTGGATGAGTACCTGATTGACCTTAACGCCACTCAGGCAGCCATTCGCGCAGGATATAGACCGGATAATGCAGAGCAGATGGGGTATCAGTTACTTCAGAAAACTTCAGTTTCAGACGCAATCAGCAAGGCTATGGCTGAACGTTCCCGCCGCACCGGTATTAATCAGGACCGGATCCTGATGGAGCTGGCTAAGATAGCTCTGGTTAATCCGGCAAATGTGGTCGATTTCGATGAGGCTACTATTCTTGATAGCGCTCTTCCGGAAGACCTGGCAGCTGTGGCATCGGTTAAGGTCAAGCGCTTCCCAACAAAAGAGGGGGAGGGAATTGAGCGGGAAATTAAATTTTACGACAAAACAAAAGCTCTGGATTTGGCTGGCCGTCATCTTGGAATGTTTAAGGACAAGCTGGAGGTTTCTGGAACTCTGGAGACGGAGCGAACGAAGCTGGATGACCTGATTGAGCAGATGCGAGGTGACAGTGGATGAGTACAGAGCGCCTACTGCTATCTGACAAATATAAAGCCTTCCTTCGCTGTGATGCGCCAGTTGAATTTCTGGAGGGCACAACTGCAGCCGGCAAAACAACAGTTGGGCTGTTTAAATTTGTGCTCAAAGTTGCAGAAAGCCCGAAGAAGCTGCACATTATCGCCGCCAAGGATACCGGAACGGCTGAGAAGAACATCATCAACAAGGACCTGGGAATCATTGACGATTTCGGGGTTCTGACGAAATATAATGGCAACGGCACAAAGGACGATAAGATCCCTCACATCCTGCTGCATACTTCCTCCGGAGATAAAGTCATTTATGTGATGGGCTATGGCGATAAGAAAAAGTGGCAGAAGGCTCTGGGCGGACAGTATGGCTGTCTGTATATTGATGAGATTAACACGGCGGATATTGATTTTGTCCGAGAGGCTGCCATGCGGTGTGATTACCTGATGGCGACATTAAATCCGGACGACCCGAACCTGCCAGTTTACAAAGAGTATATTAATTGCTCCCGTCCTCTGCCGGAGTGGGAGAAAGAGACGCCGCAGGAAATCAAAGACGAACTAAAAGAAGAACCGAAGCCCGGATGGGTGCATTGGTTCTTCTCTTTTTGTCATAATTTGGGGCTGCCGAAAGAAAAGCTGGATAAGATTATCGCCAATACTCCGAAGGGTACGAAGATTTATAAAAATAAAATCCTGGGGCTGAGAGGAAAAGCAACTGGGCTTATTTTCCCGAATTTTGACCGAAAGAAACATGTCGTATCTGCGAAATGGGTGCATGAACAGATAAAAAACGGCAGCATAAAAATAAAAAGGTTCAGTGCTGGACTGGATACGTCTTATTCTGCAAAATCCCCCGACACAATTGCTATGATATTCCAGGCGATAACTACAGACCGGAAACTTCTGGTGTTATCGGAAAAAGTATATAGCAATGCAGACCTTTCCTGTCCGCTGGCTCCGTCCGATACGGCGGTTAAGTTTGTAGAATTTCTGGAGAAAAACCGAAAAGAGTGGGGATTTGCAAAGGATGTATTTGTGGATAATGCAGACCAGGCAACCATAACGGAATTGAGGAAATACAAACGACTGCACGGTTGTTTATACAATTTTTTGGATGCTTACAAAAAAGTTGAGATACTTGACCGCATTAAGCTAATGCTTGGCTGGATCGAGCAGGGATGCTACTTAGTGGTCGATGAATGCACGGAGCATCTGGCTGAAATGGAACGGTATAGCTGGGAAGAAGATAAGGACATCCCAGAGGACCGGAACGATCACACGATAAACAGCAGCCAATATGGCTGGATACCGTATCGTAATATTATTGGATTTGAGGAGGAAGAGAAGTGAGGTGGCTTACGACATTGAATGAAAATATTAAAAAAACAGTGCGGAGCTGGCTAAATGTCACTCCGGCAGATCCATACAGCATCCAGATTCAGGAGGTAATGGATTTTGAACTCCACGCTATTAGAAATCGCATTTGGTATCGTGGTGACGGAAATGAACTGGAACAAATGTATCAGCAGAATCCGGAATTTGCAGATAAATACAAATTCTGGGCAAGTAAATGTACCCCAGGAATAGAAATGAGAAAGATTCACACCGGACTTCCGGCATTAATAGTGCGAACTATTTCGGAAATAGTGTTAACCGACATGAATGACTTTGAATTTGCAGATGAGCAGCAACGCCAAATTTGGGATGAGATTGCGGACCCGAAGAATAATAATTTCCCTAAAAAAATCAAGCAGGCATTAAAAGATGCGCTCGTGGTTGGGGATGGTGCATTCAAGGTTTCTATCGACACGGAAGTGAGCCCATACCCTATCCTGGAATGGTATCCAGGTGAGCGGATTGAGATTGTAACCCGAAGGGACCGAGTACAGGAGATTATTTTTAAAACCCCGTATAAGGATGGTTATCAGCAATATGTTCTGCATGAACATTACGGATATGGATATATTCACAATGCACTATACCGGGGCGAGCAGGAGGTTTCTCTGGAATCAATCCCGGCAACCACAGGTTTGACTGATACTGTGTTTGATAAAACAATCATGCTGGCCGTTCCGTTAAAGATTTATGAATCGTCAAAGTATGATCATCGCGGAGGAAGCATTTTTGATGGGAAATTGGACGGATTTGATGCGTTTGATGAGGCATGGAGCCAGTGGATGGATGCTCTGAGAGCTGGAAGGGCAAAGGAATACATCCCAGAATGCTATTTGCCGCGAGACCCGAACACAGGAGCGGTTTTAAAGCCGAATCATTTTGATAACCGCTATATTAAGACTGACCAGGATATGGGAGAGGGCGCGCAAAACAAGATTGATGTGCAGCAGCCGGGGATTCCTCATGACAGTTACTTAGCGACCTATATAACAGCGCTCGACTTGTGTTTGCAGGGAGTTGTGAGCCCTTCCACGCTGGGAATCGATGTGAAGAAGCTGGATAACGCAGAAGCGCAGAGAGAAAAGGAAAAGACTACCCTATATACGCGAAATGCGATTGTAGATGCCCTACAGAAAATGATTCCGGAATTGGTATCTGTAGCGGTCAATGCGTATAATATCCTGCTAAAAAAACCAGTACAGGAAGTGAAATTAGATGCTCCGTTCGGAGAGTACGCAAACCCGTCATTTGAGAGTCAGGTTGAGACTCTTTCCAAGGCGCGCCCTGGTTTCGCTATTATGTCCGTAGAGGCACAGGTAGAGGAGTTGTATGGAGATACCAAAGACGAAGAGTGGAAGAAAGAGGAGATTGCAAGGTTGAAAGCCGAGCAGGGCATTGCTCAGCTGGAAGAGCCTGCAATCAATCAGGCCGCCGGCGACTTTGCAATTAATTTGGGAGGAGAGAAAAATGCAAGTAAAGGTAGCGAACCGAATGTACCGAATGAACCGGAGTGAGTTTGAGGGGCTGCTAAAAGTAGCCAGCGAGCAGGTTCCGTTTGGTATTTATGCGGTGACAAAGGATGGTTATGCAGAGCTGCGCTGTGACCGGTGTAAAAGTAAAACAGAATTAAAGCGGGCAAAGCAGAACTTTAAGGCTCAGGGCTTTAAGGTCTATGCAAACGGAGGCTGAAATGGATGATTATGATATCACAGCTGCCTTTGAGGCCATTGAAAATGAACTGATAGCCTCCATGATGCGGAATATGTCCAGGCACAGAGCCGAGGAAACCAAAGAGGGCTATGAGTGGTCTATGTGGCAGGCGGAGCAGCTAAAAGCCCTGGAAAAGTACAGGCGAGAGAACCAGAAGCGGTACAAGAAGCAGTTTAAGAGCATTAATAAGCAGATTGCAGTTCTGATTCAGCAGGCAAGGCAGGAAGGCAATATGGAGCAGGAAATTAAAATCCTGCAAGCCATCAAAAAAGGCTGGAAAGTCCACGGCAAAAATGGTTCTCCTCGCCCAAAAGCCATGACCGCAGAGTTCTTCCGGCTGAATGATAGGAAACTGGCTGCACTGATTGAGGCTACTGTCCATGATATGCAAGAGGCTGAGAAAGCTATCCTGAGAAAAGCCGAGGACGATTACCGCAAGGCGATTTTTAATGCACAGGTTTATGCGAATACCGGAGCTGGAACCTACGAAAAGGCGGTTGATATGGCCACAAGGGATATGCTTTCCCGCGGCCTTGGCTGTGTGGAATATGCAAACGGATCCCGTCATACTCTTGTGGATTACGCCAGCATGGCAATTCGTACCGCCAGCAAGCGAGCGTATTTGTACGGCGAGGGTGAGAAGCGGCAGGAATGGGGGATAACCACTGTAATTATGGCAAAACGTGGGAATCCTTGCCCGAAGTGCTTGCCATTTGTCGGAAAGGTGTTGGTGGATGATGTATGGAGTGGTGGCCATTCAGATGGATACGACCCGGAAACCGGGAAACAATATCCTACCATAAGCCATGCGATTGAGTGCGGTCTGTATCATCCAAACTGCAAGGATAGCCACACGACCTATTTCCCCGGCATTTCCACAGCTGATGATAAGTGGACGGCAAAAGAGTTGCGGGCTATCGGGGTAAAATATGAAGCTGAGCAAAGACAGCAATATGCCAGGAGACAGGCTGAGAGATTTGGAAGGCTGGCTGAGTATTCGTTGGATACAGAGAATCGAAGGCGATATAAAAATAAAGCAGCAATATGGGGTGAAAAAGCAAGAAATAAATATGCAGTATCAGATGAAATAAAACAACATCGGGATGATACGCCAATCAGGATGGTTGAGTTGGTAGATAAATATGCTAGTGACGAGTTTGTTGTCATTGATGAAACCTCTGAACATGCTTTTGCATATGACCCTGATACGGATACCATTAGAATCAATACAACACACCCTCAGTATCCATATTATGATTACAAAGAAGTTATGCTCCATGAGCTGGCGCACAGAATTGATCAGAATGAGTTTGGTAGTCCTATGAATGCAGAATTTTCAAATGCAATCATCGAAGCAGAAAAATATCTAATGGAAAACGCAGAACAATATAGAAAAATGTTTGAACCGGGTGGAGAGCTGGAGTATAATAGCCTTATCAGCGACATAATGGGATGTATTACAGACAACTCAATTGTTGGTGGAGCTTCTCATGATTCACAATATATTGGCGTTCCGGGATACACAGAACTGGAGGTGTTTGCCGATATTTTCTCTGCGTTGTATCAGGGGGATGATGATACTGTTAATTTCATAAAAGCTGAGTTTTCAGATATACACAAAGCATTTCTAAAGATTATAGGGAGATGATTTATGCTTAAGAAAGAATTTGTTGACATGATGAAAGATGATGAGGAACTACAGGAATTGCGTCGTAAAGTATATTCGATTACGGGGCAGCTTGAAGATATATCATTTCGCATAGGGGCAAATTACAATTATGAAGAATGGAAAGAGAAGCTGAGAAAAATTGTAAAAGAACACGATACCACCAGTCAGTAATGGCCGGTGGTATTTTTGTACCCCAAATTAGGGAGGAACCGCAATGTTAATTATAAACTTTGATAAAAATGAACTTTGCAAAAAAGCCTACGGTCTCTGGCAGTACGATTATGGCCAGGTGCTGCGTATTCAGGGGTTGAGCCTCCCGACTGCGGCAGAAATCCACTTTGCGCTACAGGAGACCGGCGGCGAGGCTGTAACCAGGATTGGCATTACAAAGGACGGCGTGACGGATGTAACCATTCCGGACAGCCTCCTGGAAGCGGATGGGGCAAGCCAGGATTACCAGATATACGTGTTTGTGTACCTTGCTACCCCTGTCAGCGGAGAGACTACCAGGAGGATTACTCTTGGGGTTAAGTCCAGGCCAAGGCCGGAGGCGTTTAATACGCCAGAAGGTGAAGAACTCTTCGAGGAAGCCATTCAGGCGGTTAATAATGCTGCCAAACGTGCAGAGGACGCCGGAAAGGAAGCAACCGCTGCCGCGGGGGAAGCTAGAGAGTCTGCTTCCCTGGCTGGAAAGTATCTGACAGACACACAGGTTCTGGCCGAACAGGTGGAAATTAATGCGGATTTGGTGGCACAGGGAACAGAGACAGCCAGAGATTTACTGGCTCAAACTCAGGAAGCGGCCAGTAATGCGGCTTTATCAGCTGAGACGGCCAAACAGTCAGAGACTGCCGCAAGGGAGGCCCAGACAGCCGCTGAGACTGCGGAAGACGCAGCCAGACAGTATGCTGAGGAGACGGAAGCAGACCGGCAGGAGGTAGCGGAAAGCAAGCAGTCTGTTACTCAGATGAAGAGCGATATATCCAGGATGCAAGCGGATGTACAGGCAAACAGAGAGGCTGTAGAGCAGACGGTAACAGAGTTTAGAACAGCTGCCCAGGGCGCCCTTACAGCCATTGGACAGGCACAAAATACCGCAGTATCGGCAGTGCAGACAGAAGGGCAGAAACAGACCACAGCGGTGCAGCAGGCAGGCACACAGGCAGTCAGTGGTGTTGAAACAGCTAAGACAGAAGCGGTAGAGGCGGTTACCTCAGAGGGCGATACACAGACCAAGAGGGTGCAGGATGCCGCCGCCGGGATTGTGGCAGACCGGGAGCAGATTGCGGCGAATAAAGCCGGAATTGAAGCCCTGAGCCAAAAGAAAGCCGATGCCATTATTGAAACCGCGCAGGGTGAGACTATGACCCTGACAGACAGCTCCGACAAGCTGTTTCGGGGGCTGAGGGTGTTCGGGAAGAGCACGCAGGATGGGACGCCGAGTGTGGAAAATCCAGTGCCGATTGTGAATGCCGGTGAGGGTGGAAGTATTACGGTTGAGGTGACGGGGA